ACTGTCGGTTTAGGTGTAGTTTTCTTAGATTTACAACTCCCTTTTTTCCGTCCAGCCCTTTTATTAGCAGGTTCCCATTCGCATGAATCATTTTCCTTACACTCTCGCATACGCATATTTTTCTTTGAACATCCTGACATATTTATATAAAGTTAAAATGTTTTAATTCTAATTTATTCGTTAAATTCTAAAAATTAATAAATGTTATTAAATAAATGTTTAGTATTTGCAGTATGTTTCCTAAAGAGATGAATATAGCATGTCCAAAAAAAGAAAAGGTAAAAAGTGTAGATGAATTACTGTCCTCCAAAAAATCAAAAGATGAAAATGAGAAAATTGTATCAAGTGTTACCAAATTAGATAAAACGCAATATATAGCAGAATCCAATATTTATGATGATTTAGAAGTATTTCGTGGAAACGTCGATAAAGATGAATCTATTTTTAATGTAATTAATAAAACGCAAACATTATTTGGAAATATTTTTATAAAAAACATGTTAGAAACACCTACAAAAGATATTGATGTATTAAAAAATAGACAAAATATATTGAATAAATTTACTCCTGACCTTATAAAAAAAATAGATGAAAAATTAGTAATCTTGAAAGAATTAGAAGAAGATGTATTATGGATATTAAGAGAAAAAAATCCAGAAGAATTAAAAATAATCGACAGTGTATATTTCACAAATAAATATTTAACAATGTTGAATTCAAACGAAGATATTTTATCATTGTATTCAATGTTTACAATATTTTTTGCTCCATTATATGGTATATTATCACCATTAATATTTTTTGTACTACCATATTTATATTTGTATTTTTTTGCTGGTATAAAATTTAGTTTAAAGGCCTATTTTGAGATATTTAAGGTGAGTATATTGGGGGGGTTTAATATTATGTCGTCAAGTAAAAATTCACATTTAACAAAGTATTTTTCAGTAGTATTATCGATAATAATTTATTTTCAAAATTTTATGAATACTATTAAAGTGGCTAATAATAATTATAATATTATAAATATATTACATTCAAAACTCAATAAATTACATACTTTTATGTGCGAAAGTAAAGAGTTATTGAAAATAACAAAAGAATTATTTAAACGCGATGATATTAGTAATATTGATACAAAGTTAAACAATAATTTGTTCAAATCTGATCCAACATTATTATCAAATAAAGGTAAAATTTTGGTATGTTATAAAGAAATAGAAAAGATAGATATAGATAAATATAAATTATATTTTACACATGTTGGAGAAATAGATAGTTATTTATCGATTGTAAAACTTGTTAATGAATTTAAAGATAAAAATTACAATATATGTTATACACGATATGATAATAGCGTAACACCTATATTAAATTTTAAGGATTTGTGGCATCCTTATTTATCAACAAATAGTTCTAAACAAATTGTATCCAATTCTATTGATATAGGTGGTAAAAATCCAAATAATATAATATTAACTGGTCCGAATGCTGGTGGTAAATCTACATTTATTAAAGCAATAAGTTTGTCTTTGTTATTTTCACAAACATTGGGTATATCATTTTCGAAAGAAGCTAAAATATCACCAATGTCCTTGATAAACACATATTTAAATATTCCAGATTGTAAAAATAAGGAATCATTATTTGAAGCGGAAATGCATAGATCACGAGACTATTTGAATAAACTTAAGGAAATGGGGGAAAAAGATTTTGCCTTTATAGTTATGGATGAAATATTTAGTAGTACAAATCCAGAAGAAGGAATTTCTGGAGCATATGCTATTTGTAATAGATTATCAGAATATACAAATTCTGTGGCATTAATAACTACACATTTTTCATATTTGACAAAATTAGAAGATAATAAAAAATTCAAAAATTACAAAATACCAATTGTAAGAAATGATGTGAATGAAATAGAATATCCATACAAATTAGAAATAGGAGCCTCCACACAACATATTGCTTTAGAATTATTGAAGAAAAAAGGGTTTGACGATGAATTAGTAGATAATGCTATTTCAATTTGTAATACATTGAAAACTGATAATTTAAAAAAATCAAATGAAACTGTTAACGAACCAAATGAAACTGTTAACGAATCAAATGAAACTGTTAACGAACCAAATGAAACTGTTAACGAATCAAATGAAACTGTTAACGAATCAAATGAAACTGTTAACGAACCAAATGAAACTGTTAACGAACCAAATGAAACTGTTAACGAACCAAATGAAACTGTTAACGAACCAAATGAAACTGTTAACGAACATGACTAAATAATAAATAATTATTTCAATATAAATTCAAATTGTTTTTCTCGTATTATTTTTTTAAAGCACAAAGATTGTATTTTATTCTCTGACTTTTCTTGGAGCCATTGTATTGAATCTAAAACCTTTTTTTTCTCTTTTTCCATCAAGTCATCAGCATGTGTACTACGATTTAAATTCAATAGTTTAAATATTTTATTTTTATTTTTATCTAAAATGGGTTTATTTTTTTCATCATGTAACAACATAATATTTTTTTCATCAATCCATCCTAAAACTATTTTATTTTTAAAACATTTTGTTACAAGTGCTTCTATATTTTCAATGTCACCAGGTGTCAATAATTTTGTATCATAATTATTTAACGATTGACCTTTAATAAATTCATTAACAATATACAATTTGTAACCATCTTGATTACACACAAATATATCATGTATTTCAGCAACAATATCATGTTTATGTGCTATTTTATACATTTTTAAGTTATCTTGTATTTTTTTATAGTTATATTCCCTCATATTTTCAATATTTATAACTTTTATAAAATATTTTTTTCCATTTTTAGAGCCTTCATAATTTTTAGAACTGTCATCCCAAGAGTCGTTATCTGTAATTTCTTTTTGATTTTCATAACTATTTAAACATTTACTATCAGTGTATATATCATTGACTTTAATATTTGTTTTTTTGAATTTTGTTATATCTTTTTTTATTTTATTGACAGATACAGATTTATCATTTTCGATATCAATTAACGATGATAAATTATTTATAATAAGTTGTTCTCCATCTACAATTTCTAGATTATTTATTTTTGTTTCTAATAAATCAATTTCGGTTTGTTTTAATTTTTTGAGAGATTTCAATTCTTTTTGATAAATATCGATAAGTTTTTTAAAATCGATAAATGATTTATTAGTTTTAAAACAACTATTTTTCATTTGTCGTCTACATATATTTCGTTCTTTTTTTGATACGTTAAATCTAGTATTAGTTGTATTTTTTATTGTTTTAGTCATATTATTTTTTTTAGATCTATTTACATTCTTAGAATTTAATGTTGGTGCTTCGACATGCGGTGTTAGTAAATCTTTATTGGGTTGTATATTCATATATATAAACAAATATTTTTTTTACACATAAAGAAATAATTATAATATAGTTCAATCCATGAAGATTAATTTTATATTGAACGAGCAAGATATAAATTCAACGAATGATGCATCAGTTATTACATTTATGTTTAAAAAAATAAAGGATTCTGTTGAAATTAAACATATTAATTGTAATAATTATAAATGCGAAAAAGCATCCATAAATATATTTTTTGGATGTGTTAATAATTTGTTATTAAACTATTCTAAATATAATATATTAATTCCAAATCAACATAGTTTTTTAAAACAATGGACACATTATTTACATAAGTTTGATTTAATATTGGCAAAAACAAAATATATTCAAGAAATATTTAAAACATATGTAGAATCGGACAAAATTAAGTATATTGGATGGAGGAGTACAGATTTCAAAAATAGTGTAGAAAAAGAATATGATGAATTTTTGTTATATTGTTGTGATAATAAATATACTGATTATAAAAAAATAATCGATAATTGGGAACCATCTTTCCCCACACTGAATATTGTAAATGGATATTTACTTAATATAAAAAAAACCCAGGACAATTTAGTTTATTGTGATAAATTGAACCATAATGAATTTGAAAATTTATTCAATAAATGTGGAATTCATATTTGTTTGAATATGATAGATAGTTTTAGTTACAATATAAATCAATGCTGTTTAACAAAATCAATTCCATTAATTATTAATAATGGTCCGATGAGTGAAATAGTTAGTATAGAAGATTGTTTCAAATTAAAGGGAAAAAAGAAAAAATTAAATAACTATTTAGGATCTAAATATGATTATGAGGCATCTGATTTTAAGGAAATTGTGTCTAAAATAATGAACACAAATTATACAATATTAGAATCTATGGGAGAAAATTTGCGAAAAAACGCCTTAAAAAATCATTCAATGAATGATGTTTTGTTTAAGGATATTATGGTATCTCAATTAAAAATTGTTAGAAAAAAAAGCAAACCAGATGAAATAGATATTAAGAGTGATGAGTTGCCGAATATAACATGTATAACATTAAGTCATAATAGGAAACATATGTTTAAACTAGCGACTTATAATTACAATACANCGAAATATCCAAAGGATAAAATAGANTGGTTGATTTANGATACAAGTAATAATGATGAAAAAATTGAGGATTTATTGCCAGATAAAGAGAATCGGGAAAAAATGAATATTAGTTATTATCATAATTCTGAAATAATATCGATTGGAAAGTCACGAAGAAATGCGTGCAATTTAGCAAAACACGATATAATTGTTTTTATGGATGATGATGATTATTATTTTCCATATAGTATAAATAAACGCGTTAATAGTTTATTACAAGATAATAAATTAGTTGGTGTTAGATATTTGGCAAGTATGTGTATAACTAATATAATATCATATATGAATGCTCCAAGTTTAAATACATCTTTAGAAAAATGTATTTCACCAGCATCATTATGTTTTTATAAGTCAATATTGAATGATAAATGTACATTTGATGATGAAAATATAAATGAATGTACATCAATCGTTAATAATATGGATTTAACCTTATTTGAAGAAATAAGTTGGGAAAATGTAATAGTATCATTGTCCCATAAAAATAATATGACAAATAGAAACATTCCAAAAACAAAACCTAATGGATGTCATTATGGCTTTACCGATAAATTATTAAAATTTATTTTAGAATTAGATGATTAGAATAATGTGTAAATTTAATTTTTCAATATACATTCTTTATGGATATTAAATGTTTTACATTTAGTTTCCTTTGGAACAATATTAATGATACATTTTGATTTTTTACCATACAATGGTTTAACACATCCAGATTCTTTTTTAGATTTTTTAGATTTTTTTATTTTTTTAGGTTTGCCAAGGCACCTTGATCTAAACATTTCATATCTTAATTTGACGTCTTCATAAGATAAATTTGATTTTTTTCCTAACATTCTATTTATTTCTTCATGGAGATTGTACAACCATAAAGATAATGTGTGTCTATTTTTCATTGTATTCATAGTTAATGGGACAGCCTTCAGATTTTTGACATAATTGAGTCTACAGAATCGACATGGCAATACATGTTTTAAGGATAAAAAAAATTTGTAATAATCTTTTTTTTCTTTTTGAGTAGGAGATACTGGATAATTAAAACTTATAGTATGCAATGAATGCCATAAACTAGGACCCCAAACTGAAGTTAACATACCATCTCCGCTATTAAAATCATTTTCATTAAAAGGATTATTTACCGATTCCATTATATAATTCTAAGAAAATAGTTTTATTTATCACAATTTTAATTATATTATAAATAAAAAATATTGGTTATATATATAAATGAAATCTAATATTAAATTAAACAAATTGTTCAATTTGAATAACATATTTACGTTATTATTAATTGTAATATTAATATTAGTTATTGTATGTTGTGTTAGAAAAAGTAAATCAAATAAAGAAAACTTTTTAGATTGGTCTCCATTAACATGCGACAAAGATGGAAAAACTGATTGGAAATCAGATAAACATTTTGGTGATGTTCGTTGTTTAGATGGTGAATATGGATCCGCTGGGGCTGGTAATGATGATCGGGCAAAAGCATTAGGTGGATTTTTAGAGTTTTCGGCGAAAGAAGAAGGTGATATAAATGATAAGATTGGTAGAACCAAACAAGTTATGAACACATTAGATGTTACTGCTGGGCTATTATATGAAGAATTCAAACGAAGATTAAGAGAATATGATGCTAAATCAGATAATGGTGTTATAATTTTGAAGAAATTTTTTGAATTAACGGGTGTAGAAGATGATATTGATACAGATTTACATAAAACAAATAGTATAATTAAATTAAAAGAATTCATTAAAGAAAATACATTGGATTCTGATACAAAAGATTCGATATGTAATGGAAGTTATTTCAATGATATTAATATTTTAGATTACACAGATCCAACTGATAAAACAAAAACAATTAGTGTACAATCACAAATAGAAGAATTAAAAAATAAATATTGTTGGAGAACAAAAACGGGTCGTGATACATTGTTAATAAGTGAAGAAAAAGTTGTGGAAGATAAAAATGGTAATGAAAAAATAGTACAA